TTAGTCGTCGTAGGGGTGTCCGTAGTCTTCTGGCCTGCGGGCCTCGTCGTGGCTGGCGTCTTCATGTTGGCGCTTGATAGGCGGATCGGCTGATGGGTCTGTTCTCCGGCCGGCGTGATGCCGAATCTACGCGGGCGATGACGTTGCCGTTCGACGTGGCCGCCATCCATCCCGGTGCGACGATCACGGACTACGCCACGATTGATGCCAACGGCGACAACGCGCTGCGGTCGATCGCGGTTGGTGCGTCTATCGATCTGATCTGTTCGCTGGCCTCTGAGCTGCCGCTGGACACGTTTCGTGGCTACGGGTCGGATCGGGTGCAGTTGTCGACGCCGACGAACCTGCAAGATCCTGGGTCGACAGGCCAGGGGCTTGAAGACTGGGTGTATTCGCTGCTCAACTCGTGGCTGTTCCGCGGCAACGCCTACGGCGAGGTCGTCGAGTATGACCGTGCGGGCAACCCGCGGCGGGTGTCGTTGTTCCATCCGGATCAGGTGCGGGCGACGCTGGTCGACGGCGAGATCCAGTGGTGGGTTAACTCGCAGCCGTGGGATGACATGACCCGCTTCGTCCACCGTCGTGTCAACCCGGTGCCGGGGCGTTTGCTCGGCTCGTCTGTGGTTGAGCGCCACGCCATGCAGATCGGCACGTCGCTGTCTGCGGCACAGTTCGGCGCGCAGTGGTTCGGCGACGGGGCGCACCCGTCCGGTCTGCTCGTCAACCAGTCGGACATCACGAAGGAGCAGGCCGAGACGGTCAAGACCCGGTGGATGTCACTGTTCCGCGGCACCCGCGAGCCGGCGGTGCTCGGCAAGGGATGGGACTGGAAGCCGATCCAGATAAGCCCCAACGAGTCGCAGTTCTTGGAGACGCAGCGCTTCACCGAGGCGCAGTGTGCGCGGATGTTCGGCCCGGCGGTGGCTGAGACGCTGGGCTACGAGACGGGCGGGTCGATGACCTATGCCAACGTGGTCGATCGCCGCTCGGATCTGCTGACGTTCACGCTCAACAAGTGGCTTACCCGCGCCGAGCGGCTGCTATCGCAGCTGCTGCCGTCTCCGCAGTATGTCCGGTTCAACCGTGACGCGCTGCTGCAGTCCACGACGCTGGCACGCTACGAGGCGCATCAATCCGCGCTTGAGAACCGCTGGCGCACGGTCAACGAGATTCGCGACATCGAAGATCTGCCGCCCGTCGAATGGGGCGATGTCCCCAACGAGAAGTCACAAACCCAACCAGGGAGCGCGCAAGCATGAGCAACCTGATCCGCGACTATGTCGCCGACATCGAGATCCGTTCCGACGGCACCGGCCGCACTGTCCACGGCATCCTCGTCCCGTACAACACGGTGGCGCGGGTGTCCGACGGCGGCCCCTCCTACGAGGAGATGTTCGCGCCGGGCGCGTTCCAACGCGACATCGAAGCCCGCAACGGTGACTTCCGTGGCGTGAAGTTCCTGTACCAGCACAACCACGACGAGCCGATCGGCCGCGCCGTGGAGTTGCGGGACGATGCTGCCGGACTGTTCGGCGCGTTCCGCGTGGCGAAGACCGCCAAGGGCGACGAGGTGCTGGAACTGCTGCGCGAGGGTGTCCTCGACTCGTTCTCGATCGGCTTCCGTCCGATCGACCCCGCACCCGGCGACCCGATCAAGGTCGGCGAGCCGGTGGTGCGTACGAAGGCCGGACTGCGTGAGACATCCGTAGTCACCTTCCCCGCCTACGCGGGCGCCCTGGTCGCCGGTGTGCGTGCGATCGAACCCAAAGACCACCACGACGACCTGGTTGTCGTGGCCGAGGCTGACACCACCGAGCACGACGGTGCTCGCACGGATCAGCCCACCCCCGACCCGGACCCGGCCCCTGCGCCACTCCACTCGGGATTGTCGCCGGCGCAGAGGCGCACGGCGATGCTCACCAACCTAACCCTGAAAGGAAGTGATCGTCGATGAAGAACATCGACATCCTGCGGGCACGGGCCGAGGAGATCGAGGCCGAGTTCCGCAGCATTGACAGTGAGGCGGGCGAACGCTCCCTCAACGATGACGAGCAGGTCCGCTGGGACGCGCTCGACGCCGAACTGAAGCAGGTCCGCGAGGACATCGCCGAGGTCGAGGCCGAGGCTGAGCGCGCACAGCGTGTCGCCGAGTCCCGCGCCAAGTGGGGCAGCCTGCAGGTGTCGAGTCGGGTCAGCCCGTTCGACAACCTCGACCAGGTGCGCCACGCGTCCGACGAGGATCTGCAGGCGCGTGCGCTGACCGCGGTGGAGGAGACCTCCTACCGTGGCCCGTTCCACGTCAAGGACGAGCACCGCGAGAACGCCACCCGCATGATCGAGAGCATCCCCGGTGCTGCGCGTATGGCGCTCGCCTACGGGTCGCCCGCGTACATGTCGGCGTTCCGCACCTACCTCGCCAGCGGTGGCGCCCCGGTGTACTCCGCGGAGGAGGCCGCCGCGGTTCGTGCCAGCATGTCGCTGACCAGCGCCAACGGTGGCTACGCTCTGCCGTTCCTGCTGGACCCGACGCTGATCCACACCGGCGACGCCACGAAGAACCCGATCCGCATGATCGCTCGGGTTGTGACCGGCACGCAGGACAAGTGGAACGGCGTGACCGTGTCCAACGTGACGACCGCGTGGAAGGCAGAGGCGTCGGCATTCACCGACGGCAGCCCCACCACCGGCGGCGTGACGGTGGACGCAGCGATGCTGACCGCGTACGTCACCGCGTCGTTCGAGATCTTCCAAGACTCGAACCTCCAGGCGCAGCTCCCCGGCCTGATCGCCGAGAGCATCGACTACGCCGAGTCGGCCGCGTTCATCAGCGGCAGCGGTTCCAACGCCCCGAAGGGCGTCATCACCGCGGTGTCCGGCACCGCCGGTTCGCTGGTGACCTGCACCACCCGTGGCACCTTCTCCAGCGCGTCGATCGCTGACACGCTGGCGCTGGTCAACGCGCTGCCCGTCCGCTACGAGGACAGCAGCACCTGGGCGATGAACAAGGCCACGTACCGCACGATCGAGCAGCAGATGGTCGGCACCGGCGCCGTGAAGGCGATCGAGATGACCAACGGCAGCACGCTGCTCGACCTGCCGGTGAAGCGTTCCTCGACGATGGTCTCCGCCACCACGTCGGGCAACATCCTCGTCGTGCTGGGTGACTTCTCCCAGTACATCGTCTACGACCGGATCGGTGTGAACGTCGAGTTCATCCCGAACGTGGTGGACGGCTCGGGTATCCCGACCGGACAGCGCGGGCTGGTCGCCTACAAGCGGGTCGGCGGTGACGTCTCCGACGTGAACGCCTTCCGTCTGCTGAAGGCCTGACGGACTGGCGGTCTAAGCAACCGCCACGGTGGCCCCGGTGCACCTTCTCGGCGCCGGGGCCACCACCCCTCACCACCTGCCACCGAGAGGGCAACCGAGAGGACAATCATGGGTCAGGCCCGCCGTGCCCGCGAGGCGGCACGCAAGACCGTCGCGTTGGCGTACATCCATCCCGGCCAGGTGTCGTCGTACTTCACCGAGTCGCTGCTGGCGACGGTGTTCTACGACTTCGCGCAGGAGGCGATGGGCAACCGTCCGCGCCGGATCGCGAACGTCTATCAGGAGTGGTCGAGCGCGAACGTGTCCGAGGCGCGCAACTCGGTGACGAAGCGGTTTCTGGAACGCAACGACGCCGACTGGCTGCTGTGGATCGACTCTGACATGCAGTGGTCGCCGCCGGCGGTCGACGTGCTGCTCGATGCCGCCGACCCGAATGAGCGGCCGGTGGTCGGCGGTCTGTGCTTCGGGATGAGCATGGGCGAGCTGTTCCCGACGATCTACCAGTTCGCGCAGATCGACGGCCAACTGACGACGATGCGTATCCGCGACTACGAGCGCGACGCGCTGGTGCAGTGTGCGGCAACGGGGGCGGCGTTCCTGCTGATCCACCGCAAGGTGTTGCAGCAGATGGCCGAGAAGAACTTCAACGAGGCGTTCCCGTTCTTTCAGGAGACGCAGAACGGCGACAAGCCGGTCGGTGAGGATCTGACGTTCTGCCTTCGGGTGGCCGCGCTCGGCTACCCCCTTTACGTTCACACCGGCGTTCGCGTCGGTCACCACAAGTCGAACCTGCTGACCGAGGACATGTTCCTCGCGCAGTCATCGAAGGAGTAGCGATGCCCGTATTCGTCCCCGGCATCCTGCTGTCTATCGCCGACCTTGAGGCACACCTGCACCGCGACATCTCGGCCAAGGATGCGCAGAGCGCGCAGTCCGCTGTCGACTACGCGGTTGCGCTGGTCGGTGATGTGCTCGGCTTCGATGTGACGGGCACTGAGTACACCGTCGCGGATTCAGACGTCCTGATCGTGAGGAGCGTCGCTGTGCGGATCGGCTCGCTCATGCGCCGTCCGCCCCTTCTCCGCTCGGGGGTGCAGGGGTGGAAGCCAGGCGGGTGACGACGTCGATCAGACCGTCCATCGCCTCGCGACGATCGCCGAGGCGGCAGATCGCACAACCGCCGTTGTACCGGTGGTGAGCGTGCGCCTGGCTGGGCTGCCAGGGTGCGCCGTTCTCGTCGAACTGCCAGCCAAGCGGCTGATACAGGAGCGCGTCTCGCAGCGCCCCACCCAGGTCTACCTGTGCTGCTCGCTGGGGTCGCCCGTCTTCCGGGCTTCGAGGGTCAGGGGACGGGGCGGGCGGGCGTCCGGGGGGGCGCGGCGCCCCCGCCCCGGGCCGGGCCCGCAAGAACCACCCCGCGGGGGGGGGGCGGGGGGCGGCTCCCCACCGAGAACCAAACGCCGCCCGTGGGGGAGGGGGAGAGGAGGGGAGGGGGGGGTTGGTGTTGTGTGTGGGGGGGGGGGGGGGGGGGGGGAGGGGCGTCACCCCTGCAGCTTCTCCTATTTTCGCAC